AGAACTCTTTTTCGGCTGCGGCCCTGAAATCTGTGCAGACGTCGGCATGGGCTGCGGCGACCTGGTGACGGGCAACGAGCTGAGCACGTCGGTGCTGATCAGCCTGTTTACCGACCGGCGCGCCAACAAGGACGACGTGCTGCCCGACGGCACCGACCCGCGTGGCTGGTGGGCTGATGCCATGGACGGCAACAAAATCGGCTCGCGGCTGTGGCTGCTGGAGCGGGCGCGCAACCTGCCCGAAACCCTGCGCCTAGCCAAAGACTATGCCGAAGAGGCGCTCAAGTGGCTGGTGGCCGACGGCATCGCCAAAAAGGTGCGTGTGACGGTGGAGGCCGTGGGTCACTGCAAAAACACGCTGGGCTTGCTGGTGGAAATCTACCAGCCCGACGGCAAATCGCTCAAGTGGAAATACCGCTATGCCTGGGACCTGCGCCAGCTGCAGAGCTGCGAAGTCGTCAACGAATTTTGTAAATAAACAGTAAGCAATCACGGACACACAACAACATGGCTTTTACCCGACCCACGCTTGGCGCGCTGATCAACACCGCCGAGGCCGAGATCAACGCCCTGATCCCCAACGCCGACGCGCGCATGCGCTTCAGCATCCTGAACGTGTTTGCCCGCGTCTGGGCGGGTTTGACCGACGGCCTGTATGGCGCGCTGGTATTTTTGAGCCGCCAATTGTTCACGATGACGGCCACACGCCAGTTTTTGCGCCTGATCGCCCAGAGCTACGGCATTTTGCCGCTGCCATCCACCGCCGCGCAGGGCTGCATTCTGCTGCAGGGCACGGCGGGCACGGCTGTGCTGTTGGGTACGCTGTTCCAGCGTGGCGACGGCGTGCGGTACCAGACGACGGCGGGTGTCATCCTCCCCGCGTCGGGGTATATTGAGGTCGGCGCGATCGCGCTGGTGCTGGGTGAGCGTGGCAATGCCGCTGCCGGCGTACTGCTGCGGCCCACCAGCTCGGTAGGCGGGCTGATCGCTGCGGAGGTGTGCGCAGCAGCCATTGCCGGCGGTGCGGATGAAGAGACCGACGACGCCCTGCGCATCCGCCTGCTGGCCCGCCTGCGCAACCCACCAGGCGCGGGCACGGTGAAAGACTGGGAGCGCTGGACCTTCAGCTTCAGCGCTGCCATCACCCGCGTGTGGGTGGTGCCCACCATCTACGGCAACGGCACGGTGGGCATTGTCTTTGCGCAGGACGGCGTGAGCGTCATCCCCCCACCGGCACTGATCGCGCAGATGCAGACCTACCTGGCACAGTACACGCCTGCGGGCACGCTGCTGACGGTATTTGCGCCCACGCTCAAACCCATCAACTTCACTATCCACGAGCTGCCCAACGCCGACCCCACGGTGCGCGCCAATATCACCAGCGAGCTGAGCGACCTGCTGTACCGTGAAGGCGGCCCCGGCAATACGATACCGCTGAGCCACATCACCGAGGCCATCAGCACCGCGCAGGGTGAGTTTGACCATGCGTTGACCGTGCCCGCCGCGCCGGTGGTGATGGCGGCCTCAACACCGCTGTTTGAAATTGGCGTGCTTGGCACCATCACCTGGGCTTGACCGTGGACGTAGCAGACCTGCAATGCGCTGTAGCGCAGCCGGTGGCGTGCGAGCCGCAGCCCCTGCCGATGGACGCACCCCTGTGCGGCCATACCCCCGAGGACTTTGCCACTGTGGCGCTGGCGCTGGAGCCACACGGCGCAGCCTGGTGCAAAACCTTTACCACCACCAAAGCGGCGCTGTACCGCGCCTTTGGCCGGCTGCTGAGCGATTTTGAGCAGCGGCTGTGCGCGCTGTTCACCGAGTCGCTGGCGTGTGAATCTGTCGAGCTGCTGAGCGACTGGGAGTTTGAATATGGCCTGCCCGGCGAGTGCGCCGCTGGTGCCTACCCCACCGACCTTGCTGGCCGGCAGGGCATGGTGTGTGCCGCGCGGCGTGCCCAGGGCATCAGCACCCTGCCGCAGCTGCAAGAGGTGCTGCGCATCGCACTGCAGTGCCCGTATTTGACGCTGGAGGACTTTTACGAGCACAGCCCGATGGCTGGGCACATGGGCATGTCATTGAGGATATATGCCGGTATTTGTGTGCGTGGCATTGGTCCAGCACCCACTGCCCCTTATGTCCACAACACCATGGGTGGCTGGGGTTTGGTAAGCGGTGTATACGGCAGCAGCATGGGGCAACCCCTGACCATGCTGGACCCCACCTACAACGCGCCCGCGCAGTGCCCGATTGTGTACCACAGCACCATGGGTGGCTGGACGGGCGGCATGGGCATACCGCTGACGACCGCTGAACCCATCAAGTGGGGCCTGCTGGTGTGCCTGATGAACAAGCACCTGCCAGCGCATGCGATTTGGCGTGTCTGCGCTAACTGATCGGCCAACCGATACGCAACCGAGTTTGATTTTTGATCATTAATTTGAAAGGTTTCCCATGGATTTAATTTCTCACGTCACCGGGGTGACGGTTACTGGTAACTTCACCCCTGGTGCCAGCACCCCATCGCCCTACAACGTCACCCATGTGGGGGCGACAGATGGCACCGGCCCGCAAAATGCGAGCAAGAACATGGCGGAGATATACAACCGCATTTTGTTGAACAACGACGCCCTGATCCAGATGGCCGGCTTGAGTGTGGACCATAACAACTGGGTACAGGCCGCACAGGCAGTACTCAAGGTGGCGGGTGGTATGGATGGTGGCACCTGCCCCAACACTGGCCCAGCATCAGCGCCGTCGTTGACATCACCGTACACCCAGTACACCGGCGTGACCAGCGGTGAAAAGTGGCAATGGGTGGGTGGTGCCTGGGTGGTGGTTGGCAAGTACTACAAATCCAGTTCGCTACTCGCTGGCGTCAATTTGGCAGCAGCCACACCTACCAATATCACCACCTTGACAGCCATGCGGGACGGTCCAGTCAACATCGCCAGCCTGGTGTGTGGCTTGAGCCAGACTGCTGGCGGTAATATTCTGGCGTCCTACATCATCCGTACCCGCAGTGGAACGACGGTACAGCTTGGCGATACGCTGATCAACTACACCACTGCCACCATGAATCAATTGGCATTGTGTCGGGGTGCCACCCCTGCCGATGTTCTGCAAGGTGATGTCTACACGCTGGTTGGATTGGCATCGTTGGCTTGCAACTTGTCACCATCCAACGGCAATGCGCTGTACATGCAATACACCAGTTAAGGACTAAACATGACCGACTGCTGCGAACCCCTGAAATTCACGCAGGGGGCGACCTTTTCTTACGCTGGCCGGCTGGTGCTGCTGGATGATGGCGTGGCGCAGCCGCCCAACTTTGTCGGCTGGCCACTGGCGCAATCACAGCTGCGCCAGTTGGACGGCGGCTGGCCCACGTCGCACACGCAGGCCGCGTGCGTGGTGGGTACACCGGGTGCGCTGATCGCCAACTTGGTGTTTGAGTGGGTCAACCAGGCGACCGGCGATGTACGGCTGCACTTTGTGGGCAGCACGGCGGCGTGGCCACTGGGTGCGGCGGCGGTGGACGTGGTGTTTGCCGACCTAGCGGGTGACCTGATACCGACGACGCTGGCGCAGATCGACATTGTCAAAGGAGCCACGCAATGGCTCGTACCATAACCCTGACCCTACGCCCCAGCCGAACGATTGCGCTGAGCCTGAACTCCAGCGACCAAGGCTGTCTGGGCTTTGCTGCGCCCACCAAGGCGGCGGTGATGGAGATGGTGCCGTTTTTCAAGGGTGATAAGGGTGACAAAGGGGATGCAGGCGAAGTCGGTTCTGGCCAATGCTTCACGATGGATGTGACAGCTGAGCATATTGCCACCAAGCAATTAACGCTTCCCTCACTGCCCCGCTCAGAGGTGTTGGTACACATCGTTAGCGGAACAGCTCAAAAACAAAACGTAGATTTCACCGTGTCAGGGTTGATATTGAGTTGGGCGAGTTTATCGCTTGAGCTGATTCTCGACGCTGGCGATTGCCTTTCCATTACCTATTTTTAAGGATTTATATGTCTCAATTAACAAAAAAATTTATTGCGACCGATGCTGTCGATGACACAAAAATCAAGCTTGGCAACAATGCAGCGCTTCGGGCACGAAATGCAGCAAATACCGCTGACTTGGCGCTATTGAAGGCCAACGGCACAGACCAGCCGCAATTTGATATTTTGCCTGTGGTGAATGCTGCGCTGGCCGTACCAAGCACGCTCAAACAACTAGCGACGGTTGAGTATGTGCAGAACGTGGTTGCAGCAAAAGGGGACGCTAAAGACTCGGTAGATTATTTAGCAGATGTGAACGTACCACTGACTGGCGCAATACCATTGGTGATTGACGGCGGTACGCTGGCGGCTGGCCAGCGTGTGCTCTTGACAGCGCAAACAACTGGTTCACAAAACTTTATTTACATGGTTGGCATTGTCAGCACCACCTACACGTTGACCCGCGCGACCGACTCTAATACAAACGCTCAAGTCACCTCTGGTGCGTGGACGCGGGTGACACAAGGAACGGTGTACCAAGGCTACGAGGCAATGATCACCACGCCTGATTCCATTGTGCTAGACACAACAGCCTTGACAGTGGTCAAGTACCCATCGACCTTGACCATGACGGCGGGTGATATGTTGCTCAAAACAGGCAACAACTTCACGGTTGATTTGCAGGCCTTGGGCGGTTTGGAATCAAGCATCCCCGGTAACGTGGCGGGTCAACTGCGTGTCAAGATTGACCAAGCCGCGCTGGAGAAGGATAAGACCACACGCCTAGACCCGACTACAGGCGCAGTGATGGCTAAGAAGTTCAAAAAAGCATCATTCACTCTGATTGCAGGCGACATTACAAATCAGTTTGTTGATCTGCCCGATGTGGCAGCGGACAGCAGCGTGTACCTAGCTATTGCAGGCGCTGGCGAACAGATCGAGGGCGTTGACTACTCCGTTAACTACACGGGCGGTGCTTCCAGCAAAACCCGAATTACCTTTGCTGGTGGCTTGGCAACCGCTGGCGCATCGGCGCTGGTTGCGACAGATGTTCTGAGCGTTTCATACGCCGCGTTCTGATGAGTCAAATAAGTTTAGGCAGCAAGTTCATTGCCAAGTTGGCGGGGTTGGTTTTCACCAATAGCACAATCGCCAACGGGGACACGGCGCTGGCGGCGTTGGGGAAGTTGCAGGGACAACTAAATGCGGTCAATTCAGTCCCAACTGGCGCGGTGTCGATGTTTGCCATGAATACACCCCCGACGGGCTGGGTAAAGGCTAACGGCGCATTAGTTTCTCGCACAACCTACGCTACATTATTCGCGGCAATCGGAACTGTTTACGGAGTAGGTGATGGCAGCACAACCTTTGGGCTTCCTGATCTGCGCGGTGAGTTTTTGCGAGGTTGGGATGACGGTCGAGGAATAGACGCCGCCCGAGCATTGGGAAGCGCACAGGCGGCGGATATTGCACCACATACTCATGGATCTGGATGGAATACCTCTGCTACAGAGTTGTCGGGCTACGGATTGCCGGCAGTAGCGGCATTCCAAAACAGGGTTGCAATTAACAATCTTCCCGGCACGGCTACAGCAGCCAATACCGGCTCCGAAACGAGACCCCGCAACGTGGCGCTGATGTATTGCATCAAGTATTAAGACTAATCCGCAAATTCAAATGCCCTTCGGGGCTTTTTTTACATCCAAAAATAAGAAAGTTCACCCATGGCGACACCGCACGAAGTTCTGACCGCACTTCCTGAACCTTTGAAAACAGTAGGCGATTTCGCCAGTTATGGAGCCATTGCAGCCACTTTGATCGGGTGGCTACCCAATATTGCCGCCGCGTTGTCAATTCTGTGGCTGTTTTGGCAAATGTACGACCGCATCAAATACGGGCCAAAAGTACGCAGAAAGGCAGGGCGGCGCGATGGCGATTGATTCAAACACCGCACGAGCTGCAGCTGCAGCACTTGCCATTGCCATTGCGATACCGGCTGAAGGCATACGCCGCGTGGCTTACTACGACCCACCGGGCATTTTGACGGTGTGTCGTGGCCACACGGGGCCTGATGTGGTCAAAGGCAAGGCGTACAGCCTGGCTGAGTGTGATCAGTACCTGACGGATGACATGCGCAAAGCGATTGCTACGGTAGACCGCTGCGTACCTGGATTGCCAAAGGAGGTTCTAGCTTCATTTGGTGATGCCACGTTCAACCTAGGCGGCAAGATCGCCTGCGACACCACGCACAGCACAGCAGCTCGGTTTTTGAAAGCCGGAAACCTGCGTGCTGCCTGCGACCAACTACCACGATGGGACAAGGCGTCTGTCGCTGGTGTGATGGTGTCATTGCCTGGCTTAACCAAGCGCCGCGCTGCAGAGCGCGAGCTGTGCCTGCAGGGGGTCAAGTGATAACGCCCAACCCCTACAAATCGCGCAAGTTTCTGCTGGCGGTCGGCTGCATCGCCATCGCCACGGCTTTGCTGCTGGCTGGGTTGATTGAAAGCGAGCACTGGGTGGATGTGACCAAGTGGGTGACTGGCCTGTTTATGGCGGGTAACGTGGGCGAAAAAGTCGCCGACACAATGAAAGCGAAAGCATGAAAACTTTACAAGCTATCCTGCGCCGCAGCAACTATCGCCAGGCGGTCTGCATTGACTTGGTGTCCGTGCTGTTTTTGATCGGCGCACTGGTGATGTTGCTGGTGGCCTGCAGCCCTGGAACAACCGCACCACCCGTTGCCAGAAATGGCAAGCTGTATGGCGACAGCATCATGCGGGCATTCCCTGTTGCCGAGATGATGATGTACCTGCCTGCAGGCTCCAGCGCCGGCAACGTGGGGGTGGATGGGCAGACGTTGCGACAGGCTGAGCTGGGGGAATATGCCCAGTCTGGCAAGTCGTTTGCCACCGACATGGCTGCAGCCACCGGTGTGGACTCCATTGATTACGTGGTGGCCGCGTGGGGCACGAATGACGCCAACCGCGACCGCATGCCGCCCGAGGTGTTTGTGCAGACGTTGGCACGAATGCGAGCGTCCGCGCCAGGCAAGGTTTTTATTGTCGAAACCGCAGGCCCGATCAGCGTGCCCGAGCCGGCGCAGAGCCTGGTCGCTGAGTACACACGTCTGACCAAGGAAGCAGCGGTCAAAAACAACTGGTTTGTGTGCGATACGGCGGCGGAGGTGGTGCGGCTGTTCCCCGGCTGGTTTGCAGACGTCGGCATCAAATTGGACGGCCTGCACCCAAGCGGTTCGATTCAGAGCGCCAAGGCGGTGGTGCTGGCCAAGTGCATTTTGGAGGCGACGAAGTGAATCAATCAGCGCCTATTCTGTATCACCACGATGGTGGTGACGTATCGTTCAAATGCCCCGGCTGTGGCTATGCGCACACGGTTTATCTTGGTGTTGGTGAAGGCCCACGCTGGAGCTACAACGGCAACCCTGAAAAGCCAACCTTCGCACCAAGTATTCTTGTCCGGGGCATCCGGCTTGACATGACCGACGCTGAGCATGCCGCCTATGACCTTGCTTTTGAGAAGTGCGGTTACACGTCTGCAATTTTGAATGATCCTCGGTTTGCAAGCGTTTGCCACAGCTTTGTGACTGATGGCCGCATCCAGTTCCTGAGCGATTGCACCCATGCGCTGGCCGGCCAAACCGTGGATCTGCCGCCATGGAAATCCTAGTCGTCCCCTTCATTCTGGCAGTGCTGTTGGTAGCGCTGATCAGCAACCTTTCTCACCCTGATTTTCAACAACCTAAGGACAAAACCTATGAAACATTCGTTCAAACTGTTATTCGTCATCTGCGCCGGCCTGTTGGCTGGCTTGCTGGCCGCGTGCGGGGGTGGTGGTACTGCCACAAGCCCTGAGCCGGCTATTTTTAACTGCCAGGGCAGCTACACCGGCCCCATCGTGCCGCCGCCACAAGCGGTGCGCATTGCCAACCGCGACCGACAGATCGCTGAAGGTGGCCCGTTGGGCGGTGGGGTGGATGGTGGTATCTACCTTGAGGGCGGGTTTGGCTTTGAAACTGATGCGGCTTGCAACATCGTGAAGGGCGAGTTCATCCTGCACGGCGGGCAGGCCACGATCACCGGCGGGCACGTCAACGCGGACGGTTCGTTTGCCGGCACGCACGTCGGCGGGCCGTTTGAAGGTCAAGTGACCGGCACTAGCATCACCTGCAAAGTGCATGAAGGCGGCGGTCGTGAGTGGGTCTATGGCGAATGTGGGCCTAGCGCGTTTGCGGTGGGTGGGCATATTTGATGTCCAAACTACTCGACTGGTTCAGCCCATGGTGGGCGAAGCTGATCGCCATTGGTGCGATTGTGGCCGGCCTGCTGTGGGCTTGGCATGCCTTTACCAGCCATATCAGCGCGGCTGCTGTGGCTGACAACAATTTGCTGTGGGTAGGCAAGTTCAACCAGCAAAAAACCGAGCTGAACACGCTGGGGCAGCAGTTCATCGACTTGAAAGACAAGGTGACGCGCGACCGCAAGCAGGCGGCGGCGGATGCCGAGGGCAAGATTAACCAGGAGAAAAACCGTGCCGAAAAAGCAACCCGAGATTACCAGCGTGAACTGCAAGCCAAAAAACAAATCGCCACTGAGCGCGATCGTCTGGTTGCTGTTCTGGATGAGCAGCGTACTAAGCGGATGCCAGAACTTACCCGGCCCATTGCCGCCGGTGATAACGATAGTGCCGAGACAAGACGCCTCCGTGAATTTGCCGACGGACTCGGACGAATACTCGCGCAATGCCAGCAAACAGCTGCAGACCTCCGACGAGCAGCTGCAACAGCAATTGACCGGGTGGGAGCAGCTGAGGCAGCAGCTCGGGCGCTGAAGGTGGAGCCCTAGCCGGCGCTGCAAAGTAGCGTACCACGCGACATGAAGAAATTTTTTTGAAAGAACAACAATGTGCAACTGCTCCGCGAAGATGAAAGCAATCCCGTTGGTGATCGGGCAGATTGGTAGCCCGCAGAAGTTGATAGGGTCTTCTGCCAATGGGTACACCTTCGCGTATGCACCGGCCATCATCAAGGTCGGAACCACTTGGCACAAGTACTTTTGCAGCACCGGCACGGGGCCTACAGCTTGGGACATTATTCGCCATTCGACATCTACCGACTTGGTGGTCTGGACAACACCCGATCAGGTTTTGGTGCCATCAGACCCGGTGAATGAGCGCAGCTGCTGTGACCCGTCGATTGTCAAGTTCAACGCGGGTGACGGCGACTTTTACTATTTGTACTATTCTGGCAACAAGCTGAATGTGCAAACGGTCAACTTTGTAGCCCGATCTGCCAGTCCATCCGGGCCATTTTCCAAATACACCGAGCGTGGCACCTGGCAGGTGAATGCGCTAGACCCGAAGGTTATTCAATATCCGTTCCAGTCCGCTGCAGAGGGTAGCAATGTCTACGGACGAGGTCAGCCAGCCGTTGTCGCCAAAGGCAATTTGCTGTACATGTGGTTCACCGATACGACTGAGAATTTATCTGTATGGGAGACGCTAATCTACATGAGCACGTCAACCGATGGTGTTAATTGGCAGCGCCCGATGCCCACGGGCGTGTCAAGCGTGTCCATTGACGTTAAGTACGATGCTGTAGCCGACGCTTTCGTGATGTTTTCCGGTGAAGCGCATCACGGGCAATTCCCCAAGATGATGTCGCGTGTGTCAGACAACGGCGTTCATTGGTCAGACCCGACAGCCTTGTTTGATATGCCCAACTATTCAAACAATGTGGGCGTATCAGGCGGTGAGCGCGGAGAACTTCAGACCAGCAAGATGCTTTTTGCTTATGGTGCGCCGGTCGATCTTGTCAACAATGCCAGCTGGGCAAATTGGGACTTGTACGGACAACTGCTTGAAGCCGGCGCCGCAAATCTAAACTACAAAAAATTAAAATCTGCCG